GCCGCATCCGTGGCGGGTTTCTGTAGCAGCGTCATCGGTACGTTTACCAGTTCGTTCCCTTTCACGCCCGGCAGGGAATTCACCCCGTTCAGCGAGGATACCGTTTCCAGCTCCTGCACGCCCTGGCTCTCAGCCTTGATGGCGTTGAGCACCTGCTGTATGTCTTCCTGTGATATGGCCATAGTCAGTCCTTTTTATATTGGTTAAACTTCTTTCTTGTCTTCAGGTAGTCCGCCTCTCCCTCGTGGGCGTATGCCTCACGCTCGAAACTGATTGCCCGGTAGGCTGCCCTCGTATCGCGCAGGCGTATCAGATGCCACAGCCATTCCAGCACGTACAGCAGGTAGAACGGCACATAGAGCAGTTCCTTCATCTGCGTCGTGTGGATGGCCTCGTGGTTGTAGTCCGTGGCAGTCATCGTGCAGCCTTCGCGGACGAACAGCACACCGAAGAGGTTCACGCACTTGTAACCCTTAAACGGGATCAGCCGATTGTATATCACTCTCATCATTGCCTCCTTCCTGCATTTGGGCACGCAGCCCGTCAATAAATACCGGCGTACAGAAACGCTCCGCCAGCCCCATTATGAGCCGCATTTCTTCGTCTGTAAACTCTTCCGCGCCTTCGCTCCTGTATATCTTCATCGCAAGCGCATGGGCGCGGATGCCGTTCGCGTTCATATAGACGATATCCGCAAAACTCTCCCTTGCGTCACCCGTCCGGTTGCCACTGCCGCTTATGCCGGCCGGCATTGTAAACTGCTTGAAATTCAATTTTGACATATCCTTTTAACTTGAATGGTTTAATATCTGGTACCTGAATCCGTCCACCTTGGTGATCAGCACAATGACGGAATCGCCCGGAGCCATTTCATAATCCTGGCTGGATTCGTTGTGGTTGTAAATTCCTTTGAGTATAATGTTCTTGGAACCGGTACGCACACGGAAAACGACAACCGCCGCGAAATCATTGGGCAGGGAGTACATGCCGAACTGCCTTGCGACACTGCTCTCCGTGGGCAGCGTAACCTCCGTTTTAGCATAGTTGGGGTCATTGTAATACAGCAGGATGATGTTATTCTGCGAAAAGTCCACAGTATAGGTGCCGCCTGTAAAGGTCAGCAGTTTCGCCTTCGTGTTGATGAACGCCGGGGCCATCAGCGCTGCATCGGAATAGATGCCGTAGTTCTTCGTGCCCCCGCTTACATTGATGAACAGGCCGTAATTCGCCTGGTCGAAGCCGTAGCTGCCGAACGTGTTCGCATGGTTGTTCACAACGCGGCCCGCAGCCGTAAAAGCACCTCCGGCACTTCCCGGTATCACATCGTCACCGAACATCACATAGCCGTTGCTTCCGCCCACACGGATGAAGTCGTCATATATGGCCAACGAACCGCCACCGCCAGATGCGGTGGCCGCAGAACCGATACGCCCGTTCGCAATCTCGAACCCGCCGATGCGGCCGACATTGGCCTCGAATGAACCGTCCGCAAGGATCTTGAAATAGCTGTTAGCGGTTACGACTCCTTCAAGGCTGATGCTTGACGCCTTTATCTTTACCCCTTCCGCACTCGCACCGACAAAAGACTTCAGGTTGCCGCTCCCATCTATGGCAAAAAGTCCGGACATGTCTTTTTTGGTTATCAGCCCGGCACCGGAGACGAGCTGTCCGTTCTCATCGAACAGACCGGAGGCTACCAGGTTCATGTCGGCCTTAGTGACGATTTGCGAACTTTCAATGACATTCCCGTCCTTGTCGAAATTCGCCGCGGCTATCTTCACCAGCTTCTCGGACTGCTCGAACAGGGTCTTGTACTTGTAGGCCAGGGCTTCGGCGCGGTCGGTGCTCAGCACCAGCATGTACAGGTATATCTCGCCCGTGAACGCCAGCTTGAAGTCGCCGGTGCCGTTCCACAGCCCGCTGTGGTTGAACACCTGGTAGCCGTCCGTTACGCCCAGCTCGCCGTCGTAGCTGAACTCGTTGAAGTTCTCGAACCCGGTCTTGTCCAGACCCTCGAATCCTATCGTCAGCCGTCCGGCCTTGGCCACGCGGTAGAAGAAGCTCAGGTACACCGCCTCCGGCTTCTTCTGTCCCTCGGCGTTCACCTCGTTGTACGTCGGGATGAAGCGGAAGTTCCCGTGCTTCTGCAATATGTATTTATTCCGTATGTACACCGTGGTACGCCCGTCGTCGTTCTTTACGCAGGCATAGTTCGTCTTGTCGGACAGCGGCGCGCCGTTCGCCCAGATCCATTTGTTGCCCAAAAGGAAGAAGGTGGCCTCGTTTTCGGTGTCCCACTTGTTCATGCCGTCGCCAAACGAGGCGTTGTCCAGATAGCTCCTGTCCTCCGTGAAGTCCTTGCGAAGCCCCTCCACGGCGGCCTCTATCTTGCCCTCCGTAATCTCGAAACGCGTCAGGATGTCCTCGCCCGTGGTCAATACGAACGTGCCCATCAGGTACACGTTGTCGCCGTACAGGCCGTTGCCGTGGGGCTGGTTGTCCGCCGGGAACCGGCTGTCGCTGATGCCGTCCAGGTTGCCCAGGCGCACCCGCAGGCAGCCGTCGAAGTTCTTGCCGCTCACACCGTCCAGCACGTCTACCCTCGGCTGTCCGTCCTCGGTCGCCGCGGTGGAGATGAGGTTCTGGCGCAGCCGGTTCTGTGTGTTACCCATCAGCACGCACTCGTCGCCCTCCTTGGGCTCCACGCCGCCGAACTCGCTCACGGGCACGGTGACGCCTTCCCCGTCCGAGGCGGACACTTCCACCCAATATCCGCGCAGGGATGCGCCGGTGAACTCCGCGCAGCGCATCAGGTCGTGCGCCACGAATTCGTTTTCCTGCTCGAAGGTGATCCTGTAGTTGTCGCCGTCTTTCGTGACGGTCTTTATCTTGCCGCTGGCCGCGCTGACGACGAACTGGCCGCCGATACTGCGCACTTTCTGAATGAGCAGCTCCAGGGCAACCAGTGTCTGCCGGATGGTCACTTTGTCAATGGTCAGGTTGCTCAGCCCCGTCAGCGCGTCCATCCACAACTGCCAGCCCTCGCCTGTCATGCCGTCCACGAAACGCACCGAGCGCAGCAGTTCCCGGATGACGGCGGTCAGCCACTCGGCGTTGCCGTCCCCGTCCACTCCCGCACCGCTCTCCCCGGCCTTGTACCGGCCGAAGTCCGCGCCTTTCAGGAAATGGAGCTTCTCCTGTGCCGTGTCCTCGCGCAGCCTGCTCAGGGCTTCCTTCAGTGTCCTGCGTGCCGAGAACACGTTGTTGTCAGTCGGATAGGTATTGTCCCAGCTCCGTATCAGGTCGGGAAAACTCCCCGCCGTTGCCGTCTTCACATAGTTCTTCGCGTCGGTGATGCTGTCGTTGATAGCCTCCATCGCGCCGGTGCTCACCGCGTCGCTTATCTCCACGTCCATCTGCGAGGGCAGGTTCACCTGCCGGGTTATCTTGGTGACGCGGCTGCTCCTGTATCCCGTTTCCGGAAAGTATTGCCGGCTCTCCAGCCTTACCCGACGGCCCACATACAGGTCGATGCCGTTTTCCTCTATATATACGTGGTCGGTCGGCCCCTTGTAGCGGCCCGCGTCCACGGCGTTTTCCTCGTTGTAGCGGTCTACCGCCTCCCGGAACTCCTGCTCGGCCAGCGGGTAGTATTCGTCCGGCATCCGAATGTTCCAAAGGATGTACTTGTCGCCTGCCTTCGGGCAAAGGGTGTCGTTGGGAAGCTGGGTGCCGTCGTCATACGGCCAGATGGTGATGATCTCGAACTCGTGGGTGTCGCTGTCGTAGTTGGCCTCGAAAAAGTAGGTGCCGTCCTCCTCGTCGCCCAGTCCGGCCAGTTCGCTCCCTTCCTGGAAGGAGATGCGCTTCACCTTTTCGGCTATCTCATAACTGTTCGGGTCGAATCCCAGGCTGTTGTCCTTGAAATAGAATATCTTGAAGGGGTTGCCTTCCTCGTCGGTCACTTCCTCGCTGCGCACCGAACTCACCGTGCCGATACGCTTGGGATAGATGTCCGAAAAGGCGTCCGCCTCGTAATGGTGCCATACGCCATACTTCTCCACGTTCACGTCCACATGCTTCACGCCGCCGGGAAGCTGGAGCCGGCTGTGCCCGTATTTCTCCGGGTCAATGTTCCGGCTGCTGCCCACCGGGTAGAGCCGGGTGTAAAACTTGGCGTTGTCGGCCATGTCGCAGCTTATGCCCGTCAGGCCCTTGTTATACCCCAGCGTCACTTCCTCGCCCGTCTCGCAGCGGCACACGTTCACCGTCTGGCCTTCCACCCACCACTCGGCGCGGTTCCCGGCTTTCTCGGCCACTTCCCGGAGGGCCTCGTCGCAGTATTTGCCTTCGTAGTCGATGACGATGTTGTCCGTGCCTTCCACCGTGCCGACCTTCCAGTCGGTGGTGCGGTTCATGCCGTTGTTGATGCTTTTCACGATGAGGGCCACATGCTCCCTCGGAGGGGCGGTCAGCGTGAACACGGGCTCGTCGTCGCCGTCCGTGTCGTTCAGCACGAGGAAACGCTTGATCAGGCTTTCTATCCCGTACAGCTTCATGTCGTACCGCCACTCCACGGTGCTCTTCTGTTCCGGGCGGTAACGCTCCATGAGCCAGTATTTCTGCCCCCGGAACTCGGCGTAGTCGTTCACCTCCAGCGCCACGTGCTCGTACAGCGTGAACGACAGGGTGAGCACGTTGTCGCCCTGCAGCTCGTGCTCCTGCGTCGAGTTGTCGTCGCAGGGTGCCTGTATCTTCACTGTTCCGTCGCTGCCGTATATCGTTACCATATCGTTATAATGCCGTTAGATTGCCTTTCAAATAGTGGGTTTCGGTTCGCGGAAAATCACCGTGAACCGGCTGGCCTGCTTGCCCGCCTGCCAGAGGTAGGTCAGGGGTTCGTAGTCGCTGCCGTCCTTGTAGAACACGTGCAGCGTCAGGTCAAGGTCGGGGAAGCGGATGTCCAGCCACCCGTCGTCCCCCTGTTTCAGGAAGGCGATGAACGACCGGTACTGCGACAGCCATGCCTCGCGCGTGTCTGCGTACAGGGCGAACATGAGCTTCACGTCCCGCGCCTGGTTCCTCACGTCCAGCACGGACGAGTATTTCTCGCCATCCTCTTCCCTGATGTCCACCGCCACATGGCTCTTGGTCTTGGACGGGGCCATTATCGCTTTCAGGTTGTTCCGGTCACCGCGTTTCTTCTCCACCAGGAAAGCGCCGTATTCCTTCCAGATGTCGGTGCCGTTCACCAGCACCTTGCCTCCCAGTATCGCGTCCATTGCCATAGTTCACTTCATTTTAAGTCCGTCACGTATGATTTTCTTGATGTCGTTCTTTATCTCGTCCAGATGCCTGGCACTGTTTCCGGTGTTTTCCTCGATGCGCCGGAGGTGGTCTACCGCCGTGCCCATCTGCTCGCTCACGTCCTGCATCTGCTCGTCGATGCTGGCCCAGTGCATCTGCCCCGAGGTAAAAAGCCCCTCGAGCTTGGTACCCTGCTCCTGGCTCATGGCGCTGAAGCTGCCGGCCTTGCCCGTCTGTGTCGTGCCGCCTTCCTCCCCGCCATACCCGGTGGCCTCGGCCAGCTTGTCGCGCAGGGCCACGGCGTCCTCCACGATGGCCTCGTAGCCGTTCGTGAGGGCGGCGATGTCCTCCGCGCTCAGGTCGTTGTCCTTCATCCGTTCGGCGAAGTCGTCATACCACCTTTGCAGCCGTTCCTTGTACTGCTCGCCTATCTGGTTGCTCAGGATGGCCCGCATGAAGTATTCGCTTACGTTTCCGGCTATCTCCTCCGCGCTTGCGTCCATGTCCATCAGCGTGTCGATGAACGAGTCGTAGAGCGAGTCGAAAGAAATCTGGGTCAGACTCTCGTTCAACTGCTCTTCCAGCTCCTCCAGTTTGCCGGCCTGGTCGATGTAGTCGTCCAGCTTTTCCGTCAGCCGCCCGCCGTAACCGCCCTTTCCCGTGTCCTGTATCTGCTTCCACATGTCCACGTTGGAGCGGAGGGTTTTCATTTCTTCGGGGGACAGGCTCCACAGGCTGCCGTCCCACTGCCGTCCTATCTGCTGGCTCAGCTTGTCTATCTGTTCGCGCGAGAAGCCGCCCCAGTAGTAGTTCCAGGAATGGTGCGAGCCGTGGTACCCGGCCTGCGCCTGCGCGATGGCGAGATAGTTCGCGTTCTGCTCGCTCTGGTAGTCGTAGGCCTGCTGGTAGGCGGCCACGCTCTTCCGGCCCTCGCCGCCCTTGATGGTGTCGGTCAGGTCTTCGATGCTCTGCTGCAGGGACTCGTTGCGGTCGGTCAGCCGGTCGATGGAGGCCTGCACCTCTTCCGCATTGCTCCCGTTTATCTTGTCCACCAGTTTGCCGAACCCGCCGAACGAGATGGCGTCAAGGATGTTGCCGATACCGGAACGGACGGACTTGAACAGCGTGACGAACACGTCGCCGGAAAGCACGTCGCCGATGATGCCGCTGACCGCATTGAACACGCTGTCAAGCAGCGGGCCGATGAAGTTGCTCAGCCCGTCCTTGAACACGTCGATGATGGAGATGATCCATCCCACGATGGGAACCTTCTCCAGGCTCTCCGCAATCTTTCCCATCGCGCCGCCGGTGCCCTTGCCGAGCTGTATCAGGCCGTCGTAGGCGTTCCGGATGCCGGAAGAGGCGAGCTTCTGAAGGCCCTGCGTCACGTTCTCCATGTTGGCACGAAGTGTGGATGCCGTATCGGTGACGGCCTTTTGGTTACCGTTTACAACGGCCTCCTGTGTCCGGACGGATTCCGAAGCGGAGTCGGCATTCTCCTGGGCTGTGTCCCTCGCCGTCCGGGCTGCCTCAATTTCGGCATCCGAACCCTCACGCAGGGCTTGCTCGTAATCCTCCTGCGCTTCCTTGAGCCTTTCGAGAGCTTCGGCCTCCGCCTGCTTCGCCTCGTTCAGCTCCAGCATGGACTGCCGGAGGCTGTCGATTTCGGTACCGAGCCGCCTGAAGCTGGCCTTGTCGGAACCGCCCGAGGACTGCTCCATCTGCCGGACGGCATCCACCAGGTCGTTCTGGCTGGAGGGGTCGAGCCGCTTGAACTCGTCCGTCCGCATGTAGGCTTTCGCCTGTTCGAGCGCCGGGCGGATGATGTCGGAGAACATACCGCCGAACTCCCCGAACACGGCCGTCCAGTCAATGGACTGCTTCAGGTAGGACACGTCCAGGGCGGCCGTCTCCGAATCGCGCTGCCGCTCCAGGGCCATGCGCTCTCCGTCATTTTGCGCCTTGCGTATCTTTTCCGCGTACCCCTGGGCGATGGCGAGCTTCTGCTGCTGGTAAGTGCCGTACTCTTTCAGGTAGTCGCGCATGGCTGCGGCTTCCGCCTCATAGACCTCTACGGTTTCCTTCCTGCGGGTATCCTCGTTCAGTCCGTTCGCCCGGTCGATTTCGTCCTGCTGCGGCTTCGTCAGCCCGGAGGAGTTCACGTCCGCCACCCCGGCCTTCCTGTTGGCATCGGCCAGCTCGCGGGCCTTCTTTTCGATTTCGGCCTTGCGCTTGTCATAGTCTGCGTCTATCTGCGCCAGCTTCTTGTCCGTTCCTTCGCCCATCAGGTCAAGCTCATCCTGTTGGTTCTGCAACTCCAGGGCGATGAGTTCGTCGTCCAGCTTCTGCTGCGCCTGTCTGCGCCGTTCGGCTTCCTTTTCGGCCTTGTCGGCGGCCTTGCGCTCGCTCTCGGAATCCTTGTCCTCGCCGGGCTTGTACCGGTCGTATTCCTTCTTGGCCAGGCTGAGGGCGTCCTTCAGTTCCTTGGCCTTCTTCTCATAATCCTCCCGCGTCAGGCTGTTGGACGTGTCGGCCAGGAAGTCGTTGTAGGCTTTCAGGGCCTGCTCGTATTCCTTCCGCGCCTGTGCGCCCCAGTCCGCGCTGGAGTCGCGCCTCAGGTTCCGGCGGTTCTTCTCGGCGGTCAGCTTGTTGAGCTGGTACTGCAACTCGTCACGGCTGAACGTGCCTCTCAACGTCTCGTTGCCATAGGTAATGGCTCCGTATTTCCTTTGCTCGGTCGTCATCCGGGCCAGCAGGTTCTCGCGCTGCCGGATCTGCTGCTCCAGCGTCTCGTTGCTGATGCCGGTCAGGTTCTCGAAGTAGGCGTTGGCACGCTCCTTGCGCACCTGTTCGGACAACGCCTTCCTTTTGTTATACAGGTTCTGCAGCTCGGTGGCTTCGTTTCCGGTCAGACCGCCTACCTTGCGCATCCGCGTCCCGGAACCGTTGGCGTCCTCCCATCGTTCGGTGGCTTTCTTGGCTTCCAGCACGGCAATGCGCTCGTTCACGCTGTCCAGCTCATTCTGAGGCCGCGTGATGGATTGTCCGGCTTCCAACTCGGCGATTTCCTCCTTGATGCGCTTGATGTTTTTCAGCTTCTCGTATTCGGTGTCATACTTGGCGAAGATGTCCGGGTATTTCTGTTCGAGCTTGTTCAACGCCTCGCGCCGGGTGTCGGTGGCCAGGCTCTCGTCACCGGCCACGCCGCAAAGTTCCTCCAGCCTGCGCCGGTGTTCCTCCTCTGCCTCGATGGTCTTTTGCTTGGCGGCCTGGTATTCCTCCTCGGTTTCCTTCAGGCGTTCGGTCTCGGTCTTCATCGACACCATCGCGGCCACCACGCCGGCAATCAGCGTGGCCACCAGCACGTAGGGGTTGGCGAGCATCGTGGCGTTGAGCAGCTTCTGCGCCTTCTCCACGATGACGAGCCAGCCGTAATGCAGGGTTTCGGCCACGGTCAGCGCGCCAACGCCGGCCGTCTGGAGGGCCTGCATGGCGGTGACGGCCATGACGGCTGTTTTGTATGCCCCATAGGTGCCGACAAGCCCGACCAATACGCGGCCCACCTGCTCGTAGTGGTCAACCAGGTAGGACACCGCATCCAGCGAACCGCCGATAATGCCTTCGGACTGCTGCCCGATTTCATTCATCATCATGCCGATGCTGTCCTCAATGTTGCTGATGCGTCCGGTGATGGTCTTGCTCTGCTCCTCCATGAGGTTGTAGAACATGCCGCCCTCGTTCGTGAGGTTCTGCAGGGCCTGCTGCACTTCCGGGAAACCGACCTTGCCGGCCTCCACCATCCCGCGCACCTTGCTCTCCGTCACGCCCAGGACGCTTGCCAGCTCACGGCCGAGGGGGATGCCGCGGCCCACAAACTGGTTGTAGTCTGCCGTATAAAGGCGGCCCTGCGTCATGGTGGTGCCGTAAAGATAAATCAGGTCATTCAGGGGCTGGTTCAGTCCGGCGGCGATGTTGCCCAGGCGGATGAGGTCGTCGTTGACGTTCTCCACGTTCTCGCCGTAGGCCAGCAACTGGCGCGCGCCGCTGGCTACGCTCTGCAGGTCGAACGGGGTGGTGGCCGCCGTGCGGATGAGCTGCTGCATCAGCGCGCCGGCCTTTTCCTCGCTGCCCAGCATGGTACGGAAGGAGGCCTCCAGCTGCTGGAACTCGCCGCGCACCTTGACGATGTTGCTGACGAGCTCCTTCACGGCGAACGCCCCGGCTATCTTCGACACGGTACCCCGGACGGATTCAGCCTGCCTGTCCAGGCGTGCCATCTCCGCCGACGCGCCGTCGGTCTTCGTCTTCAGCTCGTCCACCTTGCGCCCGGCCTTGTCGAGGCCGCCCGACAGGCGGTCGCGCATCAGTATCTCTATTTCTACGGGTTTCGTTGCCATTTTATTTCTTTAGGTTGCTTTGGAAAAATCCTACAATACCGGCGGCCTCCTCTTCCGCGCTCATCTCTTCCTTCTTCTTACGGACATAGCGCGGGGCGTCGGCAAGCATCATGATCAGGGTCTGGTAGTTTACGCCTTCCAGGATGTAGTCCACGCTCCAGCCCGTGGCGTCCGCTATCTGCCAGACAAATCCGAAGGGGCTATGGGACGGCTCGTACACCGTCTTTAACTCCCCTTCCTTCTTTGGCTCAGTCTCAGCTTCATCGGGTTCGTCCTCTCGGCTAATCTGATAAAATTCGTAAAAGGGTCGGTGCCTAAAAGGAACACGAAATTCCGCATCGCCGCCTCCATGTAGGCCGGCTCCATGAAGTGGCGCACCCACCAGGCGGTCAGTCCGACCAACAGGTGGCGGCTCCACCAGCCGCGGCACAGGGTGTAGGCGATCATCCGGCTCACGGCCTTGCCGTGTGCCGCAAGGAAGGCCATCTCTTCTTCCTTGGTAAACTTCTTCATCCGGTCAGCCGTCACGCCAAGCGACAGGTACACCCGCGCCAAGCGCATCAGCCCGCCCAAACGGGGGCGGCGCATCACGACACGCAGCTTCAGTGGCTTCTTCCGGAAGGGGATGCGCATGTCCTTCAAGGGGACGGACACGCCCCTGTCCAACAAGGCGGCCGCCCCCTCGCGCTGCACCATGCGTGCGGTTGCTGCGTCCATACGCTTAATCGCTTACCGTGTCGTTGATCTCGAACGCCGACGTGTCCGCCGTTTCCGGCTTGTTCACCTTCAGTTGGCATTCCAACTTTGACACCTCGGTCAGCGTCAGCTTGCCGCCAAGGTTCGACAGGATGGTGCCGTTTGGTATTGTCATTGTCTGGCCGCTCACAAAGTCTATCTCCCATTTGCCACGCAGTTCCACGAGGCCCGTAGGCGACTTCCAGCCGGTATAGCTGCCTTCGCTGCCTACCAGCGTGCCGCCCATCACGGCTGCCATGTTCTCGTAGTCCAACTGTATCATGTTGAACGTCGGGGCGATGGTCGCATTCTTGTTCGGGATGCTCAGCACCGGCGCGTCCACCACCTGCTCGGCCTCGATGTCGGTGAACTCGGGTTTCGTGCCGCCCCAGTCCCAGCTTCCCTTTTCGATGTAGCCTATCAGCTTGTCGTTGAATTTCACGGCTGCTATGCCGTATATGAATTTCTTACTTGCCATTGTTCTTTCGCTTTTGAATGAATATTGTGATTATAATCCCTGTCAGTATTCCGCCCCCGAAACCGTAGAAGAACGTTTTAACGGGGTTCGAACGCTGTTTCACTTCCTCCTCGTACAGGCCGGCCATCTCCTCGTAGCGTTCCCGCCACAGGGAGGAGGTACTTTCGTAATATTCGACCAGCACCTGCAGGCTGTCGCAGCTCGCATACACGGTGATCACGTCACGCTCGCGGCTCACTTCCACGTTCGCCTGCCCGTTCTTGGCCGTGTACTTCGCCTGTGGCGGAGGCTGTCAGCCTGTATCGCCAGCCTCACCTCCGACTTCGGCACCGCCTCCGTCCGTACCAGGCGGACTTCGCTCTTCAGGCTGTCCGCCGTCAGCGTCACCGCTTCCGTCCGGGTCGTTTCCTGCGCTTTCCGCGTGCTCGCGCATCCCGTTAAGCACAGGGCAGTCGTCATGATGCTTGCAACTGTTAGCGCGGTCAATGGCCTTCCTGAGCCGGGCCATCTCGCGCTTCGTCGCCTGTAGGTCTTTCCTCGTTCCATTCAGTTCCTCCTTTAAGGGTTCAACGATGTTGTCTACCAATATCCGGGTGGCGTGCTCAGCGTTGTCAATCCGCACGGTCTCGGCGTCCGCCTTCGCCTTCTCAGCCTCCGCGTTGGCCTTGCGCACCGTCGCTTTCAGCGTCACAATGCCAATCACGGTGGCCAGAAGGCTGCCACCCAGTACGAAATTGAGAATTTCACTGAGTTCCATCTGATATTGTCTTTATTGTTTGATGCCTATCGATTCCAGCCACTCCGGCACGTTGAAGCTCGGGCAGGCTTTCGCCGCAAGCTGGTTATGCCCTACAATCGGGATGGAGGGAAAACGCCGGTGGAAATCTTTCACGTAGGCCTCCATTGCTTTTCTTTGCGCCGGAGTACGGGTGTCCTTGGGGGTCTTGCCGTCAGCTGCAACACCGCCGACGTACACAACGTGCCGGGATGTGGAATTGTACCCGTTTGCCCCGTTGGTAATCTCCCAGGAATCTACCTGCGCGTCCTCGTTGTTGTCCACCAGGCGTTCCACCTTTCCGTCCAGGTGTATCATGTCAGTATAGCCGACCTGCTTCCAGCCGCGCCCGCCCTTGCTTACCGGGTCACAGTGCCAGTGGCGGATGTCGGCCGAGCTCACTTCCCGGCCTTCGGGAGTGGCGGTACAATGAAGTACCAATCGCTTCAACTTTGCCATAATTTACGCTCCTGCTGTTGCTTGGTATCCGCTGCGTATTACAACGCCTGCATCCTCTTTCTTGGGCATGCAGATGAAGTAATGGCGGAAGTTAATCTTGTTACGCTGATACTCAGGGTCGGTCTCGGCTGCGCTGTAATACATCTTTGTCGAGCCGGTTGCCTTGAACACACGCGGTACATAGAATGCGAACGAGCACTGGAACTCGCCGGCCGATGCGGTAGCGCCCACGGCTTTCTTGTTTCCTGCGGTGTCATATAACGGGTTGTTCCCGAACTCGTAGATGTCAAAACCGTACAGGCGGCCTATCTTGCCTTCCGTCTGGTTGATGTTGTACTGCTCCTTGAACTTCTGGTCTGCCAGAAGCAGGTCGTTCACGTGGTCGCTGCACAACACAAGGCGACGGCGGTCGGCCGGCACTTTCAGCTTGTCCATCGCTGCCTTCATGCGCACAAGGTCGGCTGGCGTCATGCGCAGACGCCCCGTATCGGCGTCACGTTCACCGGTAGTCACCAGTACCGGGGTGGTCGCCGTATTCTTGGCGGCGCACAGAGCATGGGCCGCCTTGGCGAACTTCGCGTCGTTGATGGCGTTAGAGTGGCTCTCCTTCACGCGGCTCATCTTGTCATAGCTTATGGCGTACAGCTCATCGTCCGTAATAGGAGTTACCTTTGTCTGGAACTTGTCCAGCTCGATGGCGATGTCCTTGTCGTCCAATGCCTGCAGCGGTATCGGATAGGTCGTGTTGTTCACAAGCACGTCCGGGTCTACGCCGACGTCCACGAGGTGGATGATGTCGTTGTTCACCAGGGACGAACTGTCGGGAACACCGTCAAGCCATGTCCCTTCCAACAGGCCGCGCAGGGCTTTCACCAGCTCGCCCGTCCATATCTCCTTATACACTCCTTCACGCAACACGCCCTGGGGCATGGCGCCGCCGAACAGTACAGCCACGGCATTCATGCCGGCCGCACCGATGACCGGAGAGATTCCGGCTGCCATAGCCAACGTGCCGCCTGTAACGCAGTTGAACAGTACGGCCGTCAGCAACATCATGATTTTCTTGCTCATTGTCTTTGTTTGTTTATTGGTTTCACTTTATATCTCACACTCCATGCCGTACTCGGCCTTGTACAGGCGCTTGTATTCGTCCGGCTGCTTCTCACGCATCTCCTCCAGCTTCTCGGCAGGAACCTCGCTCAGTTTGCTGTAGGTGGCCGTCGTCACGGCAGGCGCACCTCCCTGATGACCGATGACCGCACTCAGCTTCACTTGGGGCGACATGGCGTCGAAAGTCTTTTTCAGGTCGTCCGCACCGATTTTCTTTCCGAGCTCGATGAACTGCTGTTTCTTGTCCTCGCCGATACGTTTTTCAGCTATGGCCTTTTCCACCGCACCGGTAATGCGTTCAAGCTGGAGGGTCTCGTTCTCCTTGCGCAATTTCTCTTCGTTCTCTTTCGCGGCCTTCAGTTCGGCGAGCTTTGCGCCGATGGCCGCCTCGTCAGCCGTTTCCGGCAGGCCCAGCTGTAGGGCCAGCATTTTCTGATCCATACTTCTTTGTTTTTGGGGTTTGTTGCTCAACAATGGCAGGAGGCATTCACCGTCCCTGCCGAGATTTATCACTGTGCCGTCCCTTTTCAGGACAATGGCATCGTCATTGGCTCCTATGTCCACCAGCGACACCTCGAACAGCTTGCTCTTCGTCACCGTCGGCCGGGTCTGCCCCTGCACCAGGTGTTCCTTGGCGTCGCTCAGCTCCAGGATGTCAATCCCCGCGCTGACCATGCGCAGGCTGCCGAACTCGTACTGCTTCTTGCAGCGCCTCGACAGTTCGCTGGCCTCGTCGAACACCAGCTCGCCGGTCACTTCACCGTTCTCACTCTTCAGGTCTTTCACATAGCCTATCACGTTGCCGCGCTCGTGCATGTACAGCAGCACGGGGTTCCGCTGGTACTGTCCCACGTCCATGCCTTCCGTCAGCACGCGCGAACCGTAGCTGTTCAGGCTGTCGTTTGATATTCTAACTCGTTTCGTGCTCATCTTGCTTCCGCATTTTGCGTTTTACGCTGCAATATTACAGCGCAAAAAACCGCCCGCCAAAAAAGTGTGAAACGGTTGCACACTTCTATGCAACCGTTTCCTATCTTTTTGGCGTTCACCGCGAAACGCCGCAATTTTGCCGTAAAATACGCACGCATTCAAGATTTTACAGGATATGAAGAAAGCTGACATTGAAAAGAAGAAGTCGCTCGGCCGGGCGTTGTACCTTTCCGGGATGGAACAGACCGAGATTGCCGACAAGATAGGCGTCTCGCGCGTCACCGTCTCCAAATGGTGCTCCGCCGAGGGGTGGAAGGAGGCGAGGGCGGCCAAGAGCATCACGCGCCCGGAACTGGTCAACAAGCTGTTGCTGACCATCGACAGGCTCATCGAACAGGTGAACGCATCCAATGACGCCAACCTCATCGCCGGGCTCGGCGACAAGCTGGCCAAGCTGTCGTCCGTCATCGAGAAGCTCGACAAGAAAGCGAACGTGGTGGATGCCATCGAGGTGTTCATGGCCTTTTCCAAATGGCTGGAGCACCGGGCGCAGACCGATCCCGAACTTACCCCCGACCTCATCAAGGCCATCAACAAGTACCAGGACAAGTATATCGTCGAAAGCATTGGCACGAGCCTGGGGAGGTGACGCATGGCGACACAGGCTGAGATTAAACAGAGGTATGCCGAGTGGCAGGAACACTGCAAGCATGTCCAGTCCATCACCGACACCGCGCTGCTGGCACGGGAAACGCCGGTGGAAAAGGACAGGCGCATACGCCGCCTGCAGAAGGACTATGCCGCTTTCTGCGAATACTACTTCCCGCACTTCCTGCAGCTGCGCGACAAGGTGACGGGCGAGGTCGTCCGCACCATACACAACGCGCCGTTCCACAATACGGCGGCCGCCAAGGTCAAGAACACCCCGAACCTGAAGGCGGTGTTCAAATGGCCGCGCGGACATGCCAAGTCCACCCATTTCGACATCTTCATGCCGCTCTGGCTGATGTTCCAGCCGGGGCGGCTCATCAACTTCATGGTGGTGGTCGGCAAGAGCGAGGACAGTGCCATACGCCTGCTTTCGGACATTCAGGCCGAGCTGGAGTTCAACCAGAGGCTTATCGCCGACTTCGGCGAGCAGAAAAGCGTAGGTGACTGGCAGGAGGGCGAGTTCACCTCGCAGTCCGGCGTGAAGTTCCTGGCCTGCGGACGCGGACAGTCGCCGCGCGGCCTCCGTGAGCGTGAGGCACGCCCGGACTACATTGTCATTGACGACCTCGACGACGACGAGCTCTGCCGAAACGAGAAGCGCGTCAAAGACCTGACAGACTGGGTGAAGGAGGCACTTTTCGGCGCGCTGGACGTGGGGCGCGGACGCTTCATCATGGTGGGCAACCTTATCTCCAAGACTTCCGTGCTGGCCAACATCGCGGCCACCAAGGGCGTGTATGTGTCGGAGGTGAAAGCAGTGGACAGGGACGGCAATCCCGTTTGGAAGGAGAAGTGGACGAAAGAGGAAGCACAGGAATACCGCGACTTCGTGGGTTACCGGGCATGGGAAAAGGAGATGATGCACAACCCCATCAAGGACGGCACCATCTTCCGCCACGACTGGATACGATTCAAAAAGGTACTTCCGCTTGAAAAATACGACCAGCTCGTGTGCTACACCGACCCCTCGTTCAAATCCACCACGGCCAACGACTACAAGGCTTCACGCTTTTGGGGAAAGACAGGCCCGGAACTCCACCTCATAGACTGCTATGTGCGGCAGGATACCGTGACCGGCATGGTGCGGTGGCTCTACGACCTGTACGAACGCACACGCGACAGGGCCGCCGTACTTTTCTTCATGGAGGCCAACTTCATGCAGGACATCATCCTCGACGAGTTCACCGAGGAGGGCAGGCGCCGGGGCTACCAGCTTCCCATCACGCCGGACATGCGCAAGAAGCCGGACAAGCTCCAGCGCATCGAGGCCGTGTCGCCCCTGTGGGAGCGCGGGTTTGTCTGGTACAACGAGGCGTTGAAGGACACCCCGGACATGCAGGTGGGCATCGAACAGACGCTCGCCCTGGAGCGCGGAAGCCGCATGCATGACGATGCGCCGGATGCGGACGAGGGGGCCATCTGGATACTTCAGAAACATACAAGACAACAGATTTACAAACCGAGGCTCGGCATGAGACGCCACACCTCAAAAAACAGCTGGTGATATGTTCAGACTTATTAAAGACGTGATTTTTGCATGGCAATACAAGCGTGCCGTGAAAAAGGCCGTGAAACTTTCAAAACTCCACGGCATGAAGTTTTATGTGATTTACCTGAATGGTGGCTTGAAGGTCGTACCCAAGAAGGCTGTCAAGGAACTGGTGGCACGCCGCCGGTTCCGCAAAGGGGTGACCGTACAGGACATCGAGAAACGCGCCCTGTTCGTGACGCATTAAAGGAAGGAAGTGCTTATGTTCATTACAGATGATGATTATAAAGTGGTCATTGGAGACCAGGCCCTGAAAGTCATATCGCAAATCAGTGCTGAAAACCGCGCCAATGCCGAGGCTGAGGCGCAGGAGGAAATGGCCGGATACTTGCGCCCGAAATATGACTGCGCGGCCCTGTTCGCCGCAGAAGGGGACAAACGCAACCGGCTCGTGGTCATGTACTGCTGCGACATCGCGCTCTACCACATGGCGGCGTCCCTGCCGCAGAAAATGGGCATGGAGATACGCAAGGAGCGTTACGAAAGGGCCATCAAATGGCTGGAGGGCGTGCAGGCAGGAAAAATCGTGCCGGATCTGCCGGTCGTCCTTGATGACGATGGACAGCCGGTAAACGGCACATTCATCTTTGGCTGTCAGAAGAAACAACGTTATAATTGGTGAGCAAATGAGAGCAGAGACAAAATTCATTTTGGCTATGCCGAGTGCAGCCAACAATCAACAAAGTTAATTGGTAGGCTTATGGGTATATGGGAAGGAATCAGGCAGTATTTCACCGGTCATGACGACCGGGTGCTGCATACGAAATACGGCAAATTCAATCTCGCCAAGGAAGGCGACCGCAGGAAGGTTCGGAAGATGGTCGTCAACCTCCAGCGCACTACCGACGCGCTCACGCGCAAGGACATACAGGACTGGCGCAACGCCTGGCAGCTGGCCATCAACGTGGACAGCCCCAACCGCAAGCCACTTTACGACATCTACCGGGACGTGGACGCTGACCTGCACCTATCCGGCTGCATCGAGCAGCGCAAGGGGTTCGTCATGTCGCGTTCGTTCAAGATTGTCGGTACCGACGGAAAGGAGGTGGAGGAAGCGGCACACTACTTCAACCAGGCATGGTTCCGCCAGCTGATGAAGCTGTCGCTCGATTCGGTCTATTGGGGCCACTCTCTCATCGAGCTGGGCGACATCGTGACGGACGGGGACGGCTGCATCTGCTACGACGGTGTGAGGCTTATACCGCGCAAGCACGTCATACCCGAATACGGCCGTGTCATCACCGACCTCGGACAGGACTGGACGACCGGCATCGAATACCGCCGCGCCCCGTTCGCAGACTGGCTCATCGAGGCGGGGCAGCCGGACGACCTCGGACTGTTCCTGAAAGCGGCCACGCAGACCATACCGAAGAAGAACGCGCTGGCGTTCTGGGATACCTTCGCGGAGATTTTCGGCATGCCCATGCGCATCGCCAAGACCACCACGCGCGACGAGAAGGAACTGGCCAAGATGGAACGCATGATGGACAGCATGGGAGCGAGTCTCTGGGGCGTGTTCCAGGAAGGCACGGAGATAGAGGTCGTGGAAAGCTCGAAAAGCGACGCTTTCAACGTCTACGACAAGCGCGTGGACAGGGCGAACTCCGAGCTCTCCAAGCTCGTCATCGGACAGACCATGACCATTGAGGACGGCTCCAGTTTGTCGCAGTCGCAGACACACCTCGAAGTGTTCGAGAACCTCGTGGAAAGCGACCGCACCATGCTGGCCGACATCGTGAACAACCAGCTCATTCCGCGCATGGCAAAGCACGGGTTTCCGGTCAAAGGGCTGCGCTTTGAATGGGACGACTCGGTGGACTATACCCCGGAACAGCAGGTAGCCTTCGAGAAGATGGTGTCAGAACGCTATGAGGTCGACCCGAAATATTTCGCCGAGAAGTACAACATGCCGGTCAGGGAAAGGCGCAATGTCCAGACCTCCATGACCGGGAAAGAGGATGAAGCGGATGACGGCAAGAAACGGCAAAATCATGCACGCCCTTTTTTCGACTGAGCCCCTCGGACTATGAGGGGCTGCACCGGCGTTATGACGCCTTGTCCGGAGAAAATCTCCTGACGCTGGGAAGAATGACGACATAGACAAGGCGGCCAGGGAATGGGCCTCAATAATAAAGAACGCCGAGGCGCGAAAGGACGCGGAGGCGGCGGCAAGGATTCTGCTGTCACACGGCATAAAGCTGCCCCGACTCGTAAAGAGGAAACTCGGCGCGACTGTCGGGGCTGAATACAGTGCCCCTATCGGCGAGGGGTTTGACGGCATCCTGTATTTCAACGAAAGGCGCGAACGCGACTACAAGAGCTACAAGGAAAAGAAGATGAAATACGGTTCGGGGGCGCAGGACAACACCTTCCTGCACGAACTCGGCCACCATATCGACTGTATGCTGGAGCCAAAGGCGTATTCCACCGTAGAGCACCAGTGGGACATGAAAGGGGTGAACAAGGAACTCATACAGAAGGAGCTTTCCAGATACGCCCTGCAGAACCGGGCCGAATTCGAGGCGGAACTTATCAGCGCCACCCTGCGCGGCAGGACATTCTCCAAGGAGCTGCTTTCCTATTCCAATTTGAATTCCCCGGAAAAGATGGATGAACTGGCCGGGAAGTTGCTCGGCTACGCCTCCGGCAAAGACCTCTGCACGCCGTCGGAGGACTTGAGGCAGAAGTTCGAGGGCATGATGCGCGCCCTTTACCAGGAGGAAGGCGCGTCGCTCCGCATCGGCATACTGGCGGAACCGGCCGCGCAGGAATTCATCGGGGCGCACGCGGATACGCTGGACGGCTCCTTCAAGCAGGTGGAGATGTCCGACATCATGCGCCAAAGGCTCAGCCGCTCCAACTACGTCTTTTCAGGCATGAAGGCTTTCCATGAGTTGAATGAGGCGTTCCCGTCCCTGCTGGATGAGAACGGCAATAGAAAGACGTTCGAACGCTTTTTGAAGGACGTGCAAAGTATTGATGCCACCTACAACTCGAACTATCTGCGCTCGGAATTCAATTTCGTCCAGGCTTCCGCAGAGATGGCAGCCAAGTGGGAGGGGTTCATGCAGGACGGCGACCGCTACTACCTGCAGTACCGCACGGCGCACGACAACAAGGTGCGCCCGGAACACGCCGCACTCCACGGAGTGACGCTGCCAATAACGGATTCTTTCTGGGAGGAATACTATCCGCCAAACGGTTGGAACTGCCGCTGTACCGTGGTGCAGGTGCGCAAGTCGCGTTATCCGGCCACACCGCACGACGAGGCGATGGCACTCGGTGAGGAAGCCCTGCAGCGCGACACGAAAGGGATGTTCCGTTTCAATCCCGGCAAGCAGGAGAAGGCCGTGCCGGACTATAATCCGTACACCATCAGCCGGTGCAGGGACTGCGACATAGCCAAAGGGAAAGCAAAGCTCGCCAAGGCGTTCATCCCGGACAACGAACTGTGCCAGGCGTGCCAGCTGCTGCAGAAGTGCGCGGCCGACAAGACAAAATCAGAAAGGGCCATTGAACGGACGCACTACCTCCATACGATGGAGCCGCTGCTGAAAAAGTCCGTAACGCTCAATACAGAAGGAAAGGACATCCGGGTAGGCTTCACCACCTATGGTAACAAGCACCTGTTCAGCGACACATTCGGGCGTTCGTCCGTCCTGACCAAGGACGACCTGGCTACCCTTGACAAGGTATTGGAAACCGCCAAATTCATTGACTCGTCATCACTGACGCATCCGAGAAATGACGGAATAGACCGCTTCTTCTATTATGAAGCAGCCATCAGAGGGCAAAAAGTAAGGCTGAATGTGGCAAGAAAAGTGAAAATAAGGAAAGATGGACGGCACATCATCACACACTTCCTTTATTCCGTCAATGACATAAAAAAGAGCACCGAGGGCGACGGTTAGGACTCAATTGCCAGGTTGCCTTTCCCCCAATGCTCAAATATCTTGAAACGACCGTCATACCCGAAGCCTGCGCCCTTGCGTGCCGACATGTGGGTAACCCGTCGTTCTCAATGCAAATATACAAACAATTTTTCAAAACCGATTCATTATGAACAGAATTATCTCCTTTTTGAAGGAAAGCAACCGGTGGAAACACCTTGCCAGGGGCCTTGTGGTCGGATTGTGCGCATGTTCCGCGTTCGGTGCCGTATATTCGGCTGCCGTGGCGGCATCATGCCTCGAACTGAAAGACAAGCTGCACGACAGCCCGTGGGACTGGATTGACTGGCTTCTTACAGTGGGTGGAGGCGTCGCGGCAAGCATCATCTGGATGCTGCTCTGACATCTGATAAGAACCCCGCAGGCCGTTTCCGGCTTGCGGGGTTCTTTGCTACTGCAGCGACTTTATCGCCACGCATTGATACACCTCTATGTTCTCAACGATGTCCTCGTGGTTGTGGTTGGTGTCGCTCTCCACAAGGTCGAACTCCTTAAAGGTCTCGCCCTCCATGCACGCAAGCGCGGCGTGTATCTCCTCCAACAGCTCAAACACCTCCAGGCTCTCTTCCTTGAACGGGCTGCCGTCGCTCACGCTGCCCGTCCAGTCCGTCACCACATGGAGGGCCACTTCCGGCTCGGCGCGGTACTCCACGCCGTTCACTATGGCGTTCCACTTTATAGGCCGAAACTCCACGAACACCGCCGGACGCGCCCAGCTTTCCTCCTGCTCGATGAACTCCACGTTGTGGTTCCACAGGTCTATGTGCTTGATCGCACCGCCGCCGACCTCCTTCAGACGGTCGCACAGCATCTGATACAGTTCTTTTCTCATTTTCTTTCTATGCTAAAATCCATGTCAAAATACTCGTTCAGGTTGTCCTCGATAATCTCCCGCACAATACGCTCAACCTCCGGCCCTGTGCCGAGAAATCTCCGCCGGGGTATGCGGATGGTAGTCCCGGCACGTTTCAAGGCCATAAAACGCCAGAAATCGGCCTCCGTGCCCAACTGCCGCGTCCGCTTGTCGTTCCGCCGCTGGCCGTTCTTCTTCCGGCCGAAACTTCCGGTGGCCTCGTAATACTTGTGCCAGAAAAAACGCTTCATCTTCTCCGTCACCACTATTTCCCCGCCGTCGTTGTGGATGGCCGCATACGGCAGGTCGGTGTAGAACGTGATACTGTCGTCCGTTGTCCGGCTGCGGATGCTGCGCCGCAGCGTGCCCGTGTCCACCAGTATCGTCCCGCCCGGACGGGTCGGGCTTTTCCGGCGTGCCCACGCATCGCTGAAAAAAGCCTGGCGCTCGAAGTTCCTGTCAAACTCGTCGCCAAGCTCCACCCGGATATCCGACAATATCCGGCGTATTACCGCTCTGGTATTCTTGTCCGTTCCGCTCATGTGTCAAACTTCAAATACAGCTGGGTGTCTTCCGGCAGGTCGTTCTTGGGGTTGGCGGACGCTTTCAATATGTTATAAAAAGTCCTCTCGCTGATACCATACACAGGATATATGTACCTCCGCCATATCTCCCTGTTCGGGACTCCCTTCTTGACGTAAAGGTCATATATCCTGTTGATGTCAGCGACGCGTTTCTGATAACTCACACCGTGCCGGTTCCCCATATTGCGATACTGTCAGTCCATAACCTGTTCACCTTTTGGCTTGTAAGGACGGATGTCAAGCGTCATCTCGCAGCTCACCGTCACACGGCCGCTCCCTTCACACTGCGGGCAGGTTTCCGTCTTGCGGATGAAACGCCCGGATACGATTTTGCCCGTGCCGTGGCATTTGCGGCACAGGGCTACTTTCGGGTCTTTCTTCACTTCCTGTTTCATTGTCATATCATTTTTAAGATTCTGTCATTCCAAGGGGAATTGGCTTCCACATCCCGTTCTTATCTTTCACCTCGGCCCGGATGAACTGCTTGCTCACTTCCGGCTGGTAGCTTTCCTCAATGATGCGCACGCCTTCCAGGAAACGCGCGTCGCCGGTGTCCTCGGCCACCTTGCGCAACTGCACGATACGGCTGGCCTTCAGCGTGCCCTTGGCGTCACGGCTCAGCAGCCGGAACACCATGTTCACCAACGCCTGCGTCTTCTCGTCGTTGGCCAGCGAGGCGATATACTCCTTCACGATGGCGATGCCGTCCTCCACGGTGTCGCGGTAGCCGTCCGTCACATACACACCGAGCGTGATGCGCTTGTCGCCCTTGCTGTTCGTGAACGTGTGGCTGCGCTGGTCATCGCGCACCTTGGTCTTGAACAGGTCGGACTTCATCTCAAGGATGGTCTTGAAGTTGTCAAGCACCTTCTGCTTGCTCTCCTTGATCTCCTCGCTGATACCCAGCAGCACGGGGATGGAGTTCTCGATCTCCTCGTCCACCATCTGCTTGTACATCTCCCGGTCGGCTTTGGCTTTTTCCTCGGCCGCTTTCTTGGCTTTCGCCTGCCGGTAGGCCTCGAACTCGGCCTGCTCCTCCGCCGTCATCATGACGGTCTGTCTGCTTTCTTCGTTCATGATTGGTCTATTTAATGGTTCAACATTCATTCTTCTTCGCTACCGGATTCCGTACTGTGCCATCCGCACAGTTCGATTTCCGACTCTATCTCAAACCTCATCTGGTCGAGAAACTCTTCATACTGGCTGTCATCCAAGTCCCTTGCCTGTGCCCGGACGGCATCCATCGCCTCTTTCACTCTTTGTCTTATGCCCATATCCTTAACATTTGTGGGCGGCAGGGTCAAAGAACACGTATGCCACGCCGCCCGGTTGTTCCACATTCTTTTCTTTCATCGGCTTCAGGCCGCCCTTGCGCCTGATGGAGCGCAGCTTCACGGCCAGCTTGTCCAGCCCGTCCGGACTTATCCGGGCGAAAGGCTTGCCCGCTATCCGGGGATTCATGCAGAAGTCGTTTATACGCGCCCAGTCCGTGGTGTCGATGCCTATCTGCTGCATCAGCTTCAGGCAGACGCTGCGCTTCTTCTTCAGCTCGTCTTTCCGTCCGGAAATCTTCTCCAATGCCGCGCAGCACTCATCGTACTCTCTCCGGGTCATCTCCTTCAAGCTGTCCGTCCGGTTCCAGGTGTACTGCAGCACGATGGACTTCTTGAACTCCTCGCGGTCGCCGTTATAAGGCAACAGGTTGAACGAGGCGTAAAACCTTGCGAAATTGGTCACTTCCTGTTTCATAGGTTGAACTGGTTTTCAAACATCACTTCAATGCCACACGAGCTGGCCACGTCCAGCTCCAGCTTCGCGCCTTTGCTCAGTTCCCAGCCGCGCAGCATGTAGATATAATCGCATCCAAGCAGCAGGGCGATGTCCGCCCGCATGTGCTTCCGCCAGTGCGCATCGTCCGGCAGGCCGTTCTTGAACGGGTTCACCGGGTCGAAGCCTTTCAGTCCGAGGAAGCGCTCCGCATCCCCGAAGGCCGCCTTGCGTTCCTCCAAATCGTGGTGCGCGATGGCACCGCTGATGTAAACTTTCTTGTTCATTTTCTCAAATCCTTTATGTTTACTTGGCACGACGGATACCACTGCCTTATATGGCTGGCGAACATCACGTCGCGCGTTTCTATCACCACATGCCCGCGGGTCTTTGCCCGGCGGAGCCGCAGGTCGCTTTCAATATTCCGCTCCACCCACTCATCCACCACGCCTGCGGCCTCGCTGCCTTTCAGCAGCAACTGGAACAGCTTGTTTTCCCATTCTTCCATATCTTGACTATAAATTGTTGCTGGTTTGTATCAGTCCCTCTTTCCACACCACGTAATAAGTACCGGCCTCTCCGATGGCACGTCCTTGGCAATAGGCCTTGTAGCCCATCACGCGAACCTTCATGTCGCAGATATACCTCAGTCTGCGCGCCGGCTTGCCAGTCGGCTGGCTCTTGTCCTCCTGACTGATGTAGATGAAGCACTTCTTAGGGAAACGCTTCATCAGCTCCACTGCCTTCTCGTAACTGAATCCCGCATCGTCAACCGCAACCTGGAAAGAGTCCACGATGACGAACTTCGGCGACTTCGGTTTCCTGAGCCGCTCCACAAGTTCGTCATAGGAGTCATCCGTCACCACGCGGAACCGCCCCTGCACCTCGTCCATTCCCAGATAGTCCATGCGCCGCTGGAAGCTCTGGTTCACGCCCTCCTCGTAACTCATGTACAGCACCGGCCCGTACTTGCACAACTCCTTGGCGAGCTGCATGACGAACGAGCTCTTGCCGCTCGCGCTGGCACCGCTGATGAACCACGAGGCGTTGTCGGCGGGCTCGCCGAACGGCTTGCTCCACTTCTCGCCCCACGGCAGCGTCACCCATTTCTTGGCGGCTATCTCTTTCGGACTGTACGCGCGCTTCATCGTCTTACTTCCCTTTTTGGAGTTCGGCTATCAGACGGTCTGCCCAAGCGACCGAATCTTCTATGTCACTATCAATCGTCGTGAGGCCAAAGTGTACCATTCTACGCAGGAATATCTCCTTGGCCAACTCGTAACGGCGTTGTTCCCAATCCGGCTCGTTCATCTTCTTCATTTCACGATGGATGCCGATAACAGCATCCATCGCCTGCATTTCTATCTTGGTCATCATTGCACTGTCATTTTAAGTTTTTCAATCTCCGTATAAACTCTTCTAAGCCCTCCGCGTGTCTTGCGCACTATCTGCGCGATGTCCGCGCCTTCCGGGGCATTGGCCTTGGCCACAATCCGCGCCTGCGTCATCAGGAATGCCTCGCGTTCCTTGCCGTCATCCGGGGTGACCTTGCTGTATCGGTCGCCGTAACGGCTCAGCATCTCGGTATAACCCACTTTCTTGCACTCTATCGAGCGGTTTATCTTTTCCTTCAGACCGTCGGCCCCCATCATGTACCAGGCACAGCATCGTTCGGTGGCGTTCCACAAAGCCTTCAACTCCAGGAAGGCCTCATACTGCAGGTCGCCCGCCTCGTCCAGGATGATGAGCGGCGTTTCGATGGAGCGGAGGTAATACACCAGGTCGTCGTACACGTCCGCATACCTGCCCTTGCTGTCCACACCAAACTCGGCGGCAATCTTCCGCACTAATTTCAGCTTGGTCTTCACCTGCGAGCAGTCGATATAGACCGCGTTCCTGTGGGTTTGCACATAGTACCTGGCTGTGAATGTCTTACCGATGTTCGGTACGTCACAAAGGATAGCCGAAAGGCAGGACTTCTGCGAAATCTCCAGCTGCGAGGTGATGTATTCGAAAGTGGCGGTCTTGGCGGCCTTCCATTCCATGCCGCCGCGCAGGTTCACGCCCAGCCTCCGGGCGATGCCTATCCAGTTTGCGTCACTCAGAACCTTGTCGGTCTGACCGTTCTTTACGGCACTGTACACCGAAGTGGTGATGCCGAGGGAGGCGGCGTGCTTCGCATCGCTCGGATAGTTCGCGCGGTTCGCGGCTATCGCCCCCAAAATCTTCTGTTTCTGCGTTTCTGTAATCATAATCTAACGCTGTTTTAATGTTGTTCTAAAGGTCTTCAAATGCCCGTCTGGTGTTGTCCATGTCCGGCTTCCATTCGTAATCTTCCGGCTCGTCCTGTACGGGTACCGGTGGCAAAGTGTAACATTCCGCATCTGCCTCATCTGCGTATGCCTGCTGTTGCACATCGGCCTTTCCGATTTTCGTGATGGCATTGTCACGCAGGTATTTGTTGAAGTGTGACACATATTTCTGCTGTTCGATGTAGTTCGCCACGTCCTCGTCCGTCTGTTCGGCCATCACACGGTTGTAAGTGTTCACCGGCCGCACCTTGTCTATGTAGCGGTCGCCCTGGAACAGGTACACGTCGGTAGGTTTCCCTTCCTCGTCCGGCAGGTAGTAGGCCGTCACCTTGCGATTGTTAGGCTCCAGCTCCTCCAGTACCTCCGGGCCGCTTATCCACCAGTCCGCGTAGGCCACGCGCACCGTCGAATTGCGCCGTATGCTGGTTTCCACTTTCTCGCCGATATAGCGGCTCAGGGTCAGACTGTCAAACGGGCGCAGGGTCGGGTTTATCTTCGCCACGAGCACGTCCCAACGGGTCATGCCAGGATACTTTTTCTGGTTCGGGTGCAACGAGTGGTTCCATTCGTCACAGTCTCTGCGGTCATCGGCCACCAGTTCCTCGAAGGTGTAGTATTTCTTGTCCTCCCATGTGTGGTTGCCGCTGTCGCTGACCTTCTTCTGTTCCACACGCCGTGCGCCCTTGCCATACCAGCGGCCCACGCCCTCGTGGTTCTTGTGGGCTATCGTGGTCTTGAACGCACCGTTCAAAGGCTCGGCATACTTCTCCTGCGAGTTCTGTGGGGCGCAGAAGTGTACGAACTTGAATACCTCGCCGGCTTTCAGGAAGCCCTCCCTGTACCTGCTCATCAAATGCTGCTCCACCTCTATGCCTGCCGGGATGCCCCAGCCATGCCGCGCGATCAGCCGGAACATGTCGCGGAAACACTCCACCACCAGCGCATCGTCCTTGTCGCGTCCGTAGGCCAGGCCTATCCTGCACTGGCTCACCACGTCGTAGGCGTAGTAGGCATGCACATACTCGTTGCCTTTCATGCGGCGCGGCAGGTCAACGTCATCCATCGTTATCTGGCTCAGCGACCACTCGCCACCGTGGCGGTGCATGTGCGGCATCTGCTCGTGCATGAACGTGCTGTAGCCGCGCAGGGCGTGTTCTATCAGCATGTGATTAGCCGGTTTGTTCAGTATGTTACGGATGGTACTTTCGCTGAGTTCCTTCGGCTCGCCGTTCTTGTCGGTGAAGTCGTCCGGGTTGAACAATTCACCGGTTTCCAAGTCCCACGCCTCCAGTTCGCCGCAGACGAACCGTATGTACATGTCATGCACATCGCTTCCGTATGGCTGGTTGGGCAGGACTTTCAGGCTCAACACAAGCCGCTCGGTCTTGTAGTCCACCTTGCGAGCGCACTGGTTGCCGAACTTGCCGGTGATAAGGCACTCGTAACCGTACTTCTTGTAGTCGTTCACCTTCCTTCGGAAGCGCAGCGTGCTGGCCGGCAAATCATGCCCCAACTGCTCGCGCAGCGTTTCGATAACCTTGGCCATCTTCGACCAGTCGTATTTGTCGCCCATCAGCTTCTCGCGTTCCTTGCCGCGTTCGTACAATCTGATGCAGGTGTTCAGCACAGAAGCGTTCACCGCATATTTGCGCGCCAATTCGGCGGTGGCATGGTCGCTCTTGTGACCGGCGGCCCAATCCATGAAAAAGGCCACCGCTGCTTGGTCAAGCTCGTAGTTCGACATCACCCAGGCGGTGATGCGAGCTTCGTCACAGCCGAACTTTTCTTCTACTTGTTCACGGCAGGCGGATGGAAGGCTATCAATGGCAACAAGGGCACAACTTCCCTTTGCACCACCGCCACGTTTCATGACCTTGATTTTGCGGCGAGTCACGTTCTTCTCATAGGCAGCTTTAGTCATAAAGCCCTCCTCTATGAGTTCACGCGCTGAAATGCAAAGTTTGTTTTCGTAATACCCTAACATGGCCACTCCCTCCTTACTTCAAAGACATCGCCCAGTTCTGAATGTTTTGTATGCTCCTTACATCCACATTCTCGTAACGACGTACCTTCTCACCTCTATGGAACACGTCACAACCGCCATCCTCAAGCGAAAACTCCAGAAGAACGTCATTAGGCAAGTATTGCCGCATATAGCGGTCGGCATCAAACAGGGTTTCCATTTCAGGATGCTTGACCATGACGATACCGCCACGTTCCATCGCCAGCTTACGGATGCGTTTGGCCAATTCCGTATTGCCACGCTTCTCATCAAAACTGATAGCGTTGAAAACTGTACGCTCCGTGACCTTAAAGGCTTTCATGATAAACTCGCGGTCTTCCTTCTTGATATGGATATACCGCTTCTTCCCTGTGGCGTTCAGACGCTCGGCATACTTTTCTTGACTTAAAAGCTCGTTCATATCTCACTCGTTTTAATGATTAAACTTTGGTGGGGCGCGGGGAGTCGAACCCCGACGGCTGTCCTACGCTTTCGATTTACCAACTTTCCGGCCGCGCCTGCCGCCCCTTGCCCGTCTTTCCGGGCCGCCAGTTATCCGGCAATCTCTTTGCCTTTCTTTTCCAATACTTGTCGCCTTAATGCTCCGAATACTGTAAGGCTCATGCCTAAACAGGCTGCATAGTCCTCATCCCTGCGACGCTTGTCCTTGTCCGGCTCTATTTCTTTGACTTCGTTCATTACATCCGTCAATGCGTCCAATAGCACGTCCAATGACTCCGGCTTTACCTTATCCAATAATGACGTTTTCATTTTTCCACACCTCCATCCTTTACGTGGGCGAGTATCATCTTGAACTCGCGCACTATTTGCTGTTTCACTTCCCTGTCCAGCAGGTGGGCCGTATTGAATGAGGCGTTCGTGCTGTGGTTCTGCACCGACCCGCACAATAGGTCGTCAGTAAATCTTTCCACCGTATGGCTCAGCCAGCCGAGCGTTTCGCACAGGCTGCCACCGTTCAGCGTCTTTTGAAGCTCACGGTATATCTTCAGTCGGAGCTGCACCTTATACATATCCTCCGAATACCAGCAGAAGAAGTGTTCGTAGTCCTCATTCATGTCTTTGGTGTACTTGTCGGCTTCTTCCACACAACGGCTTATCCGTGCCTTTACCTGGCTGGCAATCATGTCCAGGCTTTCCTTTACTGCTTTCTCGTTTTCCATCATCTCACTTATTTTATTATTAATACTCCGTTATAATGGGCTTCAAACTGCATCCGTAGCAGTTAACCAGCCTTTCTTTCAGTCGCTCCACGTAAAACTCAGGAGCGGTAAACGCGATGCCGTCCTCTTCATTGTAGCTGAAGCTGATGCCGTCCATTATCAGCAGCATCGCAACCTTGTGCTTCACGCTCTGCGTTTTCCATTCTTTAATCTCGCCGTTCATATTCTTTAATTTATAAAATTCGTTAATCTCAGCCTTTTTCATTATCTTTGGCCGCTCGTTCTTCATTGAACACGTTGCAAAGATAGTATGAAAATCTCATACCGCAAAACTTTTAGGCGTAATATTTCATACCAGAACGCAAATTATGGAAGAAAACATCAGATTCATCCAGATATTGGACGAACTCAAGCAGAAAGGAGAAGTCACTGACTATGTGAGTGCATCTACTGTATTAGGAACCAACAAAGCAGGTATAAGTGACATAAAGAGCGGACGAAAGAAATTATCTATCGAAATGCTTCGCCGTCTGAAATCTTCATACCCCAATGTAAATCTTGAATGGATAATCATGGGGGTGGGGGAACCTTTTGCATCAAATAAAAGCGAACCAGAAAACAACAGCCTTTCTTCCACATTTATCAATAAGATAGCAGAACAAGCAGAGGAAATAGGCAGACTTCGCGAGCAAATCGAACAATTCAAGAGAGGAAGGGGGCACAGTGCTTCGGATGCCAATACTTCAGAGATTGCCAATGTCGGGTAGGGGGTATGCGCATCATCTGGGGGCACGCACATCGCCGCTGATGACTTCCATGCGTACCCCGGTGATACCCTCCGAATCCCGCCATTCCCGGTGTTCCCCCTCGAAAAGCACCGGCACAAGTCCGTAAGGTATTGATTTTACGGACTTTTTGCCCATCCGACACTAAAATGCTATGGTATTTCGGGGGTATCTATCGGCACGTTTTTCGGGGCTATCGCTGAAAAAACAGTATTTTACCCCCTCTCTATCCCACCCCTTCAAAACCCTATTTTGTCCGTCCAGTTACCCATTCCTTGTCCGTCCACTTTGTCCTTCCAGTTGTCCTTCCACACCGAAATTCACGCACCGAAGCGAAAATCTTCACTTTGGCCTCTCCCCTACCCTACTACACTACAAACCTCCTATTCTGTCAGCCCAAATCAGCCCCATATTCGCGCTAAAAGCCCGTATATAAAGGGTTTTACCGCATAGGCAATAAAAAAGGCCGTATGCAAACCATACAGCCCTCAGATGTAAACTTCCGGCAAGCCTCTCCCCTGCTCTACACCCTCAAAATTAAACGCAATGTAAGCCCATGTAAACGTTTCGTTTTGCGTGGCCCGATGCAGCCATCACGCATAACTCTTTGATAAGCAAAGTTTTTCGACGTTTTTCGACGTCCACCTTCTTATACGCTTCGTTCTGTGCCCGGTACCTCTACGCCAACGATGAATATTAAAGAGAGAAAAAACAAAAGCCACAGAATGATTTACCTGCAATCCTCCTGTGGCTTTTTTGCTGATTAACACCG